AACATTGTCCCAAGCCGACGTTGATTGTCTGAAATCGATTCTTGATCAAGTCGGTGGAGGTGAAGACGAAGGTGAAGAAGAATTTGGGGATGAGCCAGATCCTCTCGAAGCTGGAGCTCACGAAAGTGCTGAGGTAACTGAAGAAGACACCCAACACACCAAAGATGGTTCTAAGCCTGGTGTTGATCCTTCTGACGGAGGCGGTAAAGTCACTGAACCAGCTGCTGATAGCTTAGGTGGTAAGTCTTCTGGTGACGGTTCACAACCAGTAACCGACGAAATCGACGGTGGAACAGATACTGGTGATGGTAAGAAGCCAGGACATACAAAAGCTAAAGGCGTTGGTAAAGCTAAATTAGCTGTATAAGACAATAATTAAAATACCTTTAAAGAAGCCTCTTGCGTATGCAGGGGGCTTTTTTTATTAAATAATTAAAATGTTTAAGAAGATCTTTCTAGAGGTACTAAAGAGACCGGAGAACTTACTAGCTAGTAGAAAGTTCAAAGGTAGTACAGGTATGGGTAGAAAAAAACAAAACCTATTACCTCAAATGTATAAGACAGATCCTAATTATCCTGATAAATTAAAACGACTTAAAAGTATGCAATCCGGATCGTTTTTATTAAATGATCAAGAAGTCCAACAAATCAAATCGTTATATAAAATTACAGATCTTGAACAAAGAGTTTCGCGTAATTTAGGTAATACAGGTATTACATTTTTTATTAACGATAACAAATATTATATTAAAAAATAATGGGAGCCTTTTTAACAGAGTCAATTTCAGCGGTAAAATATTTTAGCGACGCTGAACAAACAATCCGTTTTAATCTCAAAACGAATTCAGTTAATGAAAGAGCTCAGACATATAAGCGTTGGTGGAAGGAACAAGTTAGATTATATGGTACTAAGATAGATTACTATGTACGTAATTTTGCCTTGAGCGCAACTGATAAAGTATATGGCGAAAACACCCATCAAGGTTACCACCCAAAAGCTTCGTTTGTTATGTTAATAGATTTAAGTGATGGTTCCTTAACATACTCTCAATACGGTCTAGTATCTGATGACGAATTAACTGCAATTATTGATATAGAGACATATCAAAAAAGCCTTTCAACTTATTATACAGCTGCTAGCGCGTCTGAGCCAAAAGCGGGAGATGTATTTCAATTAACTGAGTATGGCGATGACCGACCGAATGACCGTAATGGTAAGATATTTGAAATCACAGAACGATTAGATCAGTCTATAAATGAAATTAATCAGCTTCAAGGCCATTATGTTTTCAGGCTTAAAGCGAGAAGAAACGATCATGCCTTCTTACCGGGCCTAGATGCAGAGGCTGGCTCTACACAAGTAACAGACACCTCTGGAGTTGGTCCATTAACAGCAATTGAAACTGATTATATTAATGATCTTGATACTGATCAGTCAAGTTACTTTGATTATGGTACTAATGACGACGTGTATGGGGACTATTACTAGCCTCAATTTCGTGTTCTAGGTCTTTAAGTAACGACGGGAATCTTTCGTTAATATACTTACTAATTGGAATTGGTTTCAAGCAATCTGCGCCAGCCCCTACTTGTTCTGCTTTATCAGAGATAATATTTACAGCCTCGTATAAGCATAACCATCGCGCTAGTTTAGAGTAGTCAGTTTCTTTTTCTTTATTTATCATAAATTGGATTAGTTGGTAATATTGTTGTAAATTCTATATTAATTTTATTCTCTGCTCCACAGTTAGCACATTTAAAATTATTTTCCTGTGTAAGGTCTATATCTACACTATTTGTACTTTTACAGCCTTGACATTCGACGAAAATTTTATTTTTTTCGGCAAGTTGTGCTAATTGTAAACTTTCTTTTTCAAGATTAAGTCTTGCTATATATCTTAGTACGTTATTGTAAAGAAAGAAAAATATTATTTGTAGACCTGTTGCCAGTACAAAATATTTTATAAATGTTAATAGAGAAGGGTCAAAAAAGTAACCAATACCACCAACACTGCTAGAAATTATTATTAAGAGTAGTAAACTACGAGTTATCTGAGCTATCATGATCTAAATCGTCCGTCACCGATTTTATAAGATCCTGAATTTTTTGCAACTTTAAATTTACGGATTTTTGAGTTTCTGGTTTATTGTTAACAATAGGGTTTTCAAATAATTGATTTAACAGATGCTGGGCATCGGATATACTTTTAAACGCAGAACCAAGTTGCTCAACGGCGTGATCTCCAGGAAAAGGGACGAGATCGGCTTTTACTTTATTGTAGGTTTCAGGGCTAGCGTTCGCGATATCAGCTAATGTTTTTGTAGTAGGTCGAACATGTCTAGACTTTACGTCCTTCCAGTACTTGTTCGTGTACATATATAAATCTTCAAAAAGTATGCCTTTCATCATAAGTATTTAATAAATACTTACATGGGAAAGTTCGAAAATAAATTTTTATCTTTGCTGAAAGAAGATGAAGTACCAGCGATTGACGCGAATCCTGGTGATGATCAAGCAGCTCTCGCGAATACTTTAGATGACCCTAATACAGCTGGGGACTTAGAAGATGTACAAGATAATCAACCAAATACTGCAAGAGAATTAGAATTATTACAAGATTGGGTAGGTAATATAGACGAAATTATTGAGTATATGAATGGTGGTACTGATAGTGTTTTAGGTATTCTGAGAACCGATAATAAAATCGGTACTATTTTTGATGGTATATCAGATGCTACTAAGTCAGAGATTTTAGATGTATGCGAGCGTTTAGCGAGTCTAAATCAAATCTTTAAGAACCTTTACCTAGAAAAACATAAATAATTATATCATGGGACTATTTGACGAAGAACCAAAAGAAGTTAGCGCTGAAGAGCAAGCTAAAATTGATGCGAAAAGAGAAGCTAAAGCTAAAGCTAAAGCTGAACGAAAAGCTGCAGAAGCAGCTACAAAATTAACACCCACTGAAGAAGAAGCGCGCCGACGTCGGAAAAAGAAATTAAGAAGACGTTAATCTAGTTAACAGCAACTTTCCCTTAAGTTCGTTATAACTATTACTAATTATAAACCGTGACGATATTTTGTCGCGGTTTATTTTTTGACATATATCGTTAAAGTCTTTGAAGTTTTTTAGCTCTTCTGGCCATATAAAGCAACTCTCTCCCATACTCAATAAAGAATGAGTTTTCTCTTTCGCGGTCTGATCTTGATATTGATTATCTAATACCCATATACGTTTGTGAAAGGGTTTTTGCTGCAATTGCTGTTCTTGTCGTTTTGTAAAGCAAGAACGACCTTTACTTATACCACCAACCGCTACTCCGTTTTTAACAAAAAAGCTATCAATAGGCCCTTCAAATATAAACATATAACCTAATTCGTCGTTTACGCTGTTAATATTAAAAACAGTTTTATCTGATCCTACCTTAGATAGGTATTTCGGTTTTGTATCTTTTTTGTTTCCTTCTAATTTTCTAGATTGGTAAAAAACAATATCTTTATTTTCGTAAAATGGTATTATGATTCGATTTTTATGTACAAAATCATTTCGACAAAACCACAAAGATTTCGGTCTATTTACTGCAGTGAATAACTTACGCTCTTTACATATATCAACAGCGCGTTTGACCATTGGTTCATTAATGTAGAAACTGTATTGGGATTTATCATATAAATTAATACAATCCCCAGGTAAGGATGGAGGTGCCTTTTCTTCTGAATCTTTATTCTTTTTTTCTACAGGTACTATAAAAGTAGAAAAAGATTTACATTCGTCGACAATTTCAAGATAGTTTTTTCCAGTAACTTCTTGAATCCATTTTACAGGGGACCCAGCCCAGCCACAATTATGACAAAAAATATAATTATCTTTTACGACATAATATAGGCGTCTTTTTTTGCCCCAAGATTTACCTTCACGACAAATAGGGCACCCTGCCTCATATACATTGGTAATTTTTTTATACTTAGGATATCCTGCATATTGATAGAACTTCTCAGCAACATACCCTTCAGGTATTATTTCATTTATCATCTACTTTACGAACAGATACTGGTATCTTAGTTATAAACTGACCAGTACGAGGATCAACGTAATGAGCTTCGGTGCGGATTTCGTTACCGACACGAATTTCTCTAATAGTAGGGCGAACGGTCGCGCCTGAAGGGCCGACGATGGATCTAGGTTGATTAGGTGTGTGCATGTTGTATAGCTTTGTTTATAGTATTTAATACATTTTCATTAGTATTAAAGGATTCTCTCCATGATGTACTGTTTCGTATAATCGACCACAAATCATATTCTTTTGCCTTTTCAATAAATTTTGTGAAGTTGCTTGTATGTAATGTAAGGTCTTCTATCTGGCGCTTATAAGCTGGTACTTCATCATCGTAGTAGTTATACCCTACTTCTAAATTCATTAGTCCCCAATTGCGCTTATATATCTCAAATTGTTCTTCTGTAATCGAATTACCTTCTATAAGAGCGACTTGCTCCTTACCATCCATCGTTACGATCTTGTGTTCTAACTTGAGAAAACGTTTTATGCCGAATCTGGGAAAGCCTTGTATATTATCAGACTTATCTCCAGTTACAACTCTATAAGACATATAATATTCTTTTTGTACTCCGGTATATTCCTGAAAGTTAGAAAGAGTTACTTCCTTTTTCTTAATAGGGTTGTACACAGTAATTTTGTTGTTTACTAATTGTAAAAGATCTTTATCTGTTGTAACAACAACATTTTGACCTGGTAGAGTTCTAGCAAGCCAAGCCATGACATCATCTGCTTCCATACGTTTGGGGTAGATATTCTTAACTCCAAGCATCGCGATGAGCTCAATAATGTTTTCTAAGTACTCGAATACATCTTTAAACTTATCGTCGTCTCTACCTGCCTTATATTCTACCCCGGCTGCTTCTTTACGGAAGTTTGTACTAGGCCAATCAAGCTTTTTATCCCAAGCACAATAAACACTCTTTGCCTGAAATTTATCTACATAAGATTTTAGCGCTCTAAGGAATAAAAAAATCTGACCCGGAGAATCAGATTCGTCTATTTTAAAGTTACTAGTCCAGAAGATTCGATACAGCAAGTTATTGCCGTCTATTATAATATTATCTTTCCCACCAGCTTTCATTTTTTGTATACCACATTATAGTATATCTCAAATCATCGGCAAATGTTTTTTCTGTTCCAGGTAAGTCTAGCTGATATCCAGCTTGAATCATCATATTTCTATAATTACTTTCTCTAAGAGA